TTTTTCAAAACGCTATTGAAAAAGGCATATACAATCCAGAAAAAGGTTTATTAGATGATGCACTAGAACAAGTATCTTCTGCATCTAATAATTATGGTATTACCTTAAATTCAAAATGGATTAGAGGACCCTTATCTCCATTAAATCAATTTGCTGATTTATTTAATAAAAGTGGTACAACCCGTAGTCTTTTTAAACCTAATTCTTATTTAAGTTATTCAGATTTTGATTTCCAAGGAGTTGAACCATTTACGGGAAGACCAAATGTAAAAGATTTAGCAAACTTAGTAAGATATAGCATAAAAAATAAAGATTCTAATTGGCAAGTAAGGCTATACATAAATTATGATTTTGAACAGGGAAGGGGAGGATGGTTTCCTGATTTGAATATTAAAATATATGAAAATGATAAACATGTTGCAACAATAGAAAATATTGCATTAAGAACTAATGTATATTCTGAGCGTTGGTTTGAAGAATGGCAAAATTTAAATTTTAAATATAAAAATATAACCGTATTTCATTCTTATAAAGGCAAACCTATTACTCTTAAAACTGGTAATAACCCTTTAAATAATACTATTAATATTATTAGAAATGAATTTATGAGGTTAAAAAAATATTCGTCGGGAATTAATTATAATTCACTTTATCAAAGTATAATAAAAAGAATGAATAAGGGAAAAATTAGCCCGCCTAAAAGTTGGCCTGTAAAAGCGGATAATTTTCGTATATTTTACGAAAGAATAGTATTGCCTATAATGAAAATGACTAATATGCCCGAATATGAAGAAATGAGTAAATTAGGACCGTATAGGAAGGATTTTAGATGAGTTGGTGGGATATAATAAAAGAACCTACATTAAGCACAAGTGCGGATTTTACGCCAGCCCTACACAATACAACATATGGTAAAAAGCCACCTTGTAAAAAGTGTAAAGATAAGACTACGCCTTGCGGTTGTAAGGAGGAATGCTAATGTATAGTTACAGGTTAGGCAAGCAAGGCTACGATGTTTATAACACACAAACAGGAGAAAAAATGAACAAGACTCCTCTATCTTCTAAATCTAAAGTAAGGGCTTTAATTAAAACCCTCATGGATAAAAAAAACGAGAATGAAAAAACGCGAGAAGGTTCATTAGCCATGAAATTACTAGGGCGAGAACTTAATTAAAAAAACGAAAATCAATTGAAATTCGACTAAATTTGCAGTTATGTTTATATAGTCATTGATTCAAATATATAACAATGCAGTTAGAAACACCTATGTTTGGTAACTCAATTAGTGATGGCGGAGAATTTGTAATTCTAAAATCACAAGAAGATTTAGTAATTGCTGGCTATGCATCAGTAGATGTTGTAGATAAGCAAAATGATAAAATAACTTTACCGGCTATTAAAGAAGCGGCTGGTAAGTTTATGAAAGATGATAGGTACAGGAATGTAATGATTACACATTCTAATGTACAAGTTGGTGAAGTAATAGACCAATGGTCAGATTCCAATGGAAAAGTCCTTAAAACAGGCGTTGATGATACAGGTTTTTTTGTAGTGATAAAATTAAGAAATGACATAGAGAAAGCAAAGGAAGTTGCGAGAGATATTCGTAGGGGAAACTTGCGTTCTTTCAGTATTGGTGGACAAGCAATTAGCAAAACTAATCGCTATGATGCTGATGTTGGCAGTTACAAGGAAATTGATAAACTTGAATTGCATGAAATTACTATTTGTGAAGAGGGAATTAACCCTGAAGCAAAATTTAATATTGTAAAGGAGGATAAAAAAATGTCGGAAGAAATTGAAAAGGCTTTGTCTGAATTTAATGATGTTATGGGTGAACTAAAGAGTCACCTTAATGTTATTAGAAAGGATGAGGATGAAATTGAAGATATGTCTATGAAAGACGATGAAGAAATGATGGCCGAAGAAGAAGTTGAAATGATGGAAGAAGCAGATGAGGGAGAAGACCTTGATATGATGGATGAAGAAGATATGTCATATAAGTCTGATGCTGAACTTGATTCTCTTGATTATGATACTTTTATCGAGCATAAGGGAGAGGAAATTAATACTCTTGACCTAAGCGAGGAAAACCTTGCTAAGGCTTATGCTCAATTTAAGGCAGAAAAAGAAGAGGCTCGTGCTTATGACCTAATTAAGGAACAGTTCGAGTCCCGCTATAACGCAGAACTAAAGATGGAAGCAGATGAAATTGCTAAGTCTGAATTTGATTCTCGTGCAGTAATTAGCGAACTACAGAACGAAATTGCAGAACTACGAAAGTCTATGGAAACTACAACAATCGCTAAGTCTGCTGATTCAGTTAAGGCTGAAGCAGTAACTATTGATATTGATGTGGCAAATATGTCTTGGGCTGAAGCACATGAGTTCGTTAACAACAACAGGTGATATAAATGGCAGGATATTTTAAGACAATTGAAGATTTAGAGAGAGCAACATATGGAGTTAGTGGTAATGACCAACTATTGAAGGCTACCACAGGAATTCATTCTATCCACGATGGCGCACAAACACTAGGTAATCAAGGACTATACAATCTTGTTTATGGACAAAAGGTTTGGTCTATGATTAACCGTGAAATTAACGCACTAAGTATGCTTCCTAAGAAGCCTTGGAATGCTAGTGGTTGGAGAATCCTAAAGGGGCGTTCTGTTGGTGGTAACGATGATACTTTCAGCGTTAGCGACCTAGATACTCTTGGTGGACAAGCAGAAAACGCTACTATTTCCAGCATTACAGAAGTACAACCAACATACGAGATTCTACATGTTTCTCCTAAGACTATTGCACACACCTACGAAGTAAGTGAAATTGCACAGTTGATGGGTGGACTTGATGATGGTATTGGAGATATTTTGGCTGCATACAGAGAAGAAGTAGGTGTTTCACACGCTGAATCACTTAACAAGATGATTCTACAAGATTTGACAAGTGTAGCAGGTACTGGTGTAGATGCTCACGCAACAAAGGCAGATAAGACACTTCTATCTTTGTACAGAATTGTTTCTACACACGCTGAAATGAATGCACTTGGTACTTTGACTAACAAACTAAAGTTGTACGGTCAAACTCGTGCTTCTTCAGGAACTGAATACTTGGAGGCTTATGTAGATTCTAACTCCGGTACTGATAGAAACCTAACTGTTAATCTATTGAATACTGCACTACGAAACTTGATGGCTCGTGGTGGAGAACCAAAGGTTATTCTAACAGGATATGATACTATTCAGTCTTTGGGAGAACTACTACAAGCACAAGAAAGATTCATGGGTCGTGCAGAAGTTGTACCTTCTCACAATGGAATTAAGGGTGTAAAAGGTCGAGAGATTGGATTTAAGGTAGCAACCTACCACGATATTCCAATTATCCCTGTAAAGGATATGCCAAATGGCGGTGCTGGACTAAGTGATATGTTGATTCTTGATACAGACCATCTTTTCCTATGTACTATGAAGCCTACAGAATACTTTGAGGCAGGAATGCACACAGGAGAAGTATTTGGACATGGCAAACTAGGACACCGTGGAATTTACCGAACTATTGCTGAAACTATGTGTACATACTTCCGTGGTCAAGGAAAGATTATTGACTTGGTTTGAGGTGTTTTAAATGACACACACAGTAACTTTAGTAGCAGATAGTTTGGGTACTACTGCACCAAAGGTAATAGGACATCAATATTATGTTGATGCAGTTATTGATGTAACAGACCTTGATGATGCACTAACTACAACAGGTGATTTTGCGGCTTCTCCTAATACCTTTAGAAGAACTAGCGGAGATGCTATGTTGGCTTATACTGTTGGACAAGCATTGGCAATTACAAATGCAGCAGATAGTGGTAACAATATTACTGTAACAGTATCAGATATTGCAGGTGATTTGGTAACTCTATCAGCAGTAGCGGCAGATGAAACAGGTGACGAAGTAACTTTGTCTAAAGTAAATGTTTTAGTACCTTATTCCGATTTGGGACTAGGCACTGTTACACAAGTTATGGTTACAGGACAAGAAGATTTAACACTAGATTGGAGAGTAGAATTGGGTACAGATGGAGAAACTATTCTATCTGATTATCTAGTTTTGCGACCACTAGTTTCATCTTCGGGTGCTAACCCAACAAATAACTGCGGTACAGTAAGAGTTAGAGTATTTGGTTATCTTTGAAGGTGATTAAATGGCAGAAATCAGAAATAACGGACCAACAGTAACTACATTTGGAAAACTATTCCAGCGTGGTTATTGGTACGAGATTGCTGATGATATGGCTAACGCCATTGTAAATAAGAGTGCAAACTTTGAATTGAAGCAGGATGGGGGTTCGCCCCCTCCTGTTTCTACTTTAGTAGAAGAAGTAGTTGAAGAAGTAGTCGAAGAAGAATCTTTGGATTTTAATTCAATGACTAAGAAAGAACTACAAGCATATCTTACATCATTAGCAGTACCATTTAGGAAACTTGATAGCAAAGCAACTTTGTTAGATTTAGTACTATCCCTTGATGAAGAAGAATAAACTTTATTAGGGTAGCCTTATTAGGCAAATATAGAGAGGAATTACTATGCAATATAGGTCAACAAAAATTTCAAGTGCAAACACAACAATTAGCGATACGGGTGGATTATTTTACGGTATTTTAATTGTAGGGGCTACGGGAGTTTCTACAACAAATAATATTAAAATTTACGATGCTACAAGTGCTACAAATCAGATTGCTGAATTTGCAGTATCAGTAGGTTCAACACTATATAGAAGTTTAAATATTAATTGTAGGACAGGCATTCGTGTAGAATGTGCGGCTTGGACTAATTTAGAAGTTTATGTGCTACACTGTTGAGGTGTAATACATGAAAACTAATGTGCCAAGAATAGCACCCGATACTATTGTACCAACGGATAATACTGAATGGAATAACGAAATAGCGTTAAACGCTATGAAGCGATATGTTATCCCTAATAAGTTTAATAAGTTAGACAAGTATTTTATTCCTTGGATAGTAGACGACCATTCACAAGTTAAAGGTCTTATTGGATATAATGATGATAACTTTGACGCTATTAATAAAGCGGCTTTAGAAAAATTGTTAGAATTAGATATTAACGAGATTGTAAAATTAGCAGAAGTAGTCTTTGTTGGTGAATCGGAAAAAGATGTTATAACCGATACTGAAATTATAGAAAGCATTCAACAGGAATTAGATGTTTTACTAAGTCAAAGGGACAAATTAATGTTTGATGAAGATAAAAATATTACAAATGATTATATGCTAAGACTACAAAAACTTGTTGAGCAAAAAGAAACAAGACAAGTGATTACTCTTAAAGAAGTATTACAAAATCAAGGTTCACGCTTTTACACATCTATTGATATAAGTGATGAAGATATGGGTGGTCTTATTGGAGAATATGGATTTATTAGAACATTATTTGGAAAATTAGATGAAAAGGGAAAATCAACAGATAATGTTAAATCAACAATGGATAAAGTAATAAATTTAATAGATAAAAAAACTTCTAAAGAAAATATACCTGAAGGAAAAATTAGACTTTCTGTTAAAGATAAAATAGATACTAATATTGCCTCACAACATTTTATTGATAAGACAATTGAGTACCTAAAAAGAAATATGCCTTCGGGTGGAGATTTTATTTCTTGGTTAAGCGAAACTAGAACTCCCGAAGAAGTAGACGAAGAAAGTAAAGTATTGGGTTGGACTAAAATAATGGGAATAAATTTAGATTTTTATGAAGTTAAACCTCCAAAAATAAAATTAACAGTTGGTGAAGTTAATCTTATCCAAGAAAGGGGTATAAATTTAGGAGTAAATACAGAAGGTGCTGAATCTAATGAAGAATTTGAAATAGATACAAAGGATTATAGTAAAGAAGATTATACAGATATTTTATTATTAATTTCACAGGAAAAGGCTTTGGAGATACTTAAAGATGGTCTGCAAAAATACTTAAAAGTAGACCCTAAAAAACCCGTAGTAGACCCTATTATTACAAATGAAATAAGTCGTCTTGTTGAAGAATTAAATGTAAAAGGGGAAACAAGAAGAAGAGAGGGTGGAGAAATTGTTACCCAAGATATTTACTTAACGACTTTGCCAGCATTTAAGCGTGGTATTGAAAGTGTGAAATTTAAAAAATTAAAGGATAAAACAAATCCTGATTCTACTGCTAAAAACATAAATATTACATCTAATCGTAGGGGAACAGAAATTAAAGGTAGCATACCATTTTTTGACTATAATTTAATCCCCGAATGGAGAATAGGAGATTCTTATACTACTGATAAACCACAAAGAAAAAGAACCCTAAAATTTAAAGAAGAGTTTGTATTTAAGGAAAAGGGCGAAGATGCAGAAAAAAATGCTCTTAGAGAATTAGCAGAAACTAATGCCGCTAGAGGCGATTTTAGGAATGTAAGTAAATATCTTAATATTAGAAAAAGACTTAAAGAAAATACATTAAGAAGAAATTTAGAAAATAGAGTTAAGTCTAGATTTGAAGAATTTAAAGAAGCATATGATGATTTTACAGAATTAGTAAAACAAAATAAGTGGAAAGATAGTTTTAAAGAAGTAGTAGATATGGAAGATGTTAAAATTATAAATGATTATGATGTAGATGATTTTATAGATTTATTTATAGAAATGCACAAAGAAGGAGAACATATAGATAAAATAACTAAGATGAAAGATACCTTAGAAATAATTGATAACTTTTTTGATAATTGGAATAAAAAACAAAAAGAAATTTTGAGCAGGGCGGATAAAGGTAGAATGACAGAAAACCCCGACCCTGATAAAGAAGCAGGTATAGTTATTCAAGATATAGAAGATACAGAAGTAGAAATGACAAGAGACCAATATGACTTTTTAATAGTTGGAGAAGAGGACCAAGAAGTAATTGATGCATTTAGTGGTTTAAAAATAGCAATACGCGCACAATTAGATGATTGGGTTCCTCCAGCAGATAGTAATTTATTAAAAGAATCAATAGAACGCTTGTTAAATAACATGGTAACTCTTGGTGAAAAGGTTAATGTGCCTGTAAATTTAGAAGATTACAAGAAAATGGTTGAGTCTTTGTCTACTGATAATCCAGAATTTACTAAACTAAGAGGGGCTATAAGAGATAAATTTGAAGAAATAGATATAGCAGGTGCTTTTTCTAAAGAAGTGAACGAAAATGATATTAAAGATATGCTTATTAAATATGGGCTATATGAAAAATTAGCCGAAATGACGGCAAATACAGATATGGCTGACCCAAGAAATCAAGGAGAAGTTAGTATTGATTATAAATTAATATTTGAAAATATTGGTATTGGATTGGAATTATCTATTACTTATGTAGTTACAGGTATTAATAGACTAACTGTATCTTCCCATGCCAGCCCATACACTGTTGTTAGAACTAAAGGTGCTGCTGCTCAAGGAACTACAAATATTCCCGTTACAGGTTCTAAAAGAATTAAGACTGGAAAAACACAAAATCCAAAAAGAAAAGAATTTTATAACAATTTAAAGCAAAGGTTAATAAACTTAAATAGGAGTGTATAATCATGGTTAAGATATACACACCTTCTGATGCTTCAATTAATATTGTTGATTATTCAGAAGCAAATGGTTCTTACACGACAGGTGTAAAGGTAGCCGCTTTGTTGGGTATATCAGATTTTACCACATCTACTTCTCCTACTAAAGCCGAAATAGGAGATATTATCCGAAGGTGTGAAGATTACATTGATGAAATTACAAACTGTTCATGGAGAGAAAATAAAGTAGAAAATGAGTTTCACGACTTTCAATGGACTGCGGCTCTAAAATTAATATGGGATGATTATAGGGGCAAGATTAGATTACACAATGAGGATATTAGAAAAATAATTCGTATTGCCATTTGGGATGGTAGTATCTATAAGGACATAGCAAGTGCCGTAGCAACAGTTACATTGTCTGATTATACAAATGCTACATCTATAACTCTTACTGCTGGTGGTCTTACTTGGACTTTATCAGCAGGTACTTCTAATAGTACCTTTAATAAAACATTAGGTAAAAGAAGTACTGCACAGGAAATTTGTTATTTAATTAATGAACAACCCCCTGTTTTAACTGCACCATTTACAGGTGCTACTGCTAGTAAAGCCCTACAAGATACAGGCACTAGCAAAAATATTTCTAAGTTTTTTTACGCAAATTTAGAAGAAGATGAAACTATTACAATTGTTTCTCTATTGCCGGGTTCTGATGGTTCTAACTGTACTATTGCAGTATCGGGTAGCGGTATTAGTAAAACAGATTTTACAGATAAAGAAGAGTATGACCGTAATGAAACTTGGTGGGATATGAAAGATACAGGAGATATATTTTTCCGTACAGAATACCCATACCATATGAAGCATTCAATTAAAGTTACATACTCGTATGGCAGTACAAGAGTTCCTGCTATTATAGAAGATGCGGCTACAAAACTTGTTGCTTGTGAAATTATAGCGGCAGACGATTCCTATGTGTTATTGGGAGATGATAATACAAGTGGATTAGATTTAAAGTCTAAATATGATTCCTACAAGGCAGATGTAGATAAGATTTTAAAATTAAAGAAAAGAGTAGTATATTATTTGGATAGTGATTAAAATGGATGAAGAATGGGTTCCTTTGGATGATTGGTGGCTAATGATTAAAATGGGTAGTAAATCTAGGTCTTTTATGAAAAAGTTTGAAAAAGAATTAAATAAAAAAGGCTTTACTATTGATAAAAATAAAAGCAAAACTTCTAAAGGTACTAACCATTTAAAATTAGCAGTTAAAGATGAAAGAACTGATGTTGAAAAAGAAGTTACAGTTACCGTAACTAAAGATTCAAAGAAGGTAATACAAAATGCAGTTGCTCAAGTAGTGGGTATTTTTAGTGGTAGAAAAAGAAGAGGACAAGGTTCTTTTAGATTAGACGATAATGTAGAAAGTGCTGATATGGAAAAACTAGCACCATTAGCCGCATTTGCAGTTGGAGTTGGCGCACAAGCAGGTAAAACTATGATGGAAGAAAAATCGGATAATAAAGAAGTAGAAAAATTAGCACCTGCTACTTCAGCATTTGTACAAGGTAGTGCTATACAAGTTGGTAAAACCGTAGCAGAAAAATTAGATGATGGAGAAGTAGAAAAATTAAATTTCCGTAACGCCTTTAGTCAATTAAGCGAAGGTGTTAATTATAAAAATGCTTTGGGGGCATTAGATGGTGGTGCAAAACCTACACCTGTTCCTAAAGATGCAGAATCAAGTTATAATAAATTAAGAAGAAAACCGTGATAATATGTTTAAAAGTATTCTGAAAAAATTACAAGATGCAAATGCAGAATACGATGATATGGTTAAAAGAATTATTAGACAAAATCAAGACCTTGAAGAATTATCTGAAGAATTATTAGGGGAGAAAATGTCAGATGAAATTATGGAACAGGTTATACAACAAGAAGTAGTTGAGGCAATAACGAAAAGAATTAAGGAGGCGTTTGATTGACAGATGAGGTTACATTTTTAGTTGAACTAATTGAAGAAAATTGGGATAGCGCAATAACTACTATGCTTGCTAACGGACATACAATTCCAGCAGTACATAGAGTTCATCCACAAATAATGGATATTCGTTCAATGGCTTCTACTCGCAATACTACAAAACCCGGCAGGGGAGGAAATAGAGTTAGAATTAGTCAAGCATCAGAAAGTACTGTTGATGGAATTACAAACTCTATGGATTTAATTGTAGTAATGGAAAACTCACAGACATTAGATTATCCTACCCGTGATTGGTCTGTAAGAAATGAAACTTATGATATGTCAGTTAGTATTAGAACTAAACAAGACGATAGAAGAAAAAATGATTCTAACCGCATTACACCTTCAGGAGATACATTCGGAAGAGATAGGATAGAAAACCTTTATAAAATATTAAGGTTTCTACTAGAACAGAGGCGTAAGGGCTGGTTAAGAACAGTTGGTGCATTGGAGGAAAATATTTCGCATATAGTTTTAGGAAATAGAACCGAAAGCAACGACAAAAGAGCAAGAATTTTTGGATATAAAGTAAATGTTATGTTAAAACGACACGCAGTAAGTTTGTAAGTAAGGTGTTAAAAGATGTCAGTAAAGAATGAAATATGGATGGATTCCGGGGCGATGGTATCAATGATACCTGAACAAGAAATCTTCCTTGATACTTTTGCTAGTATAGCAGCCGCATCAGGAGGAAATAGAACAATAACTTTGAATAGTACCTTTGTAGGTAATTTTAGTTTAGTAGCCAATTTGTATGTTGGTTGTGTACTAGAAATATATCTAGATAGCGATAATTCATTTATTGATAAGACAGTTGTTGTTTCTAATGCGGCTAATACTATTACAGTTTCAGATACTTTGACTACTGCTATTACATCTACTCCTACAAATTACTACGGTATTCTAAGACAATTTGGTTCTCCCGTACCTGCACCAAAAGGTGCTTCATCAGGACAAATTGAAACAGTTACAATTAGTGATGGTGGTACACAAGTTGCCGCTAATTTGTCTATTCTTGATAATGATGAAATTAATCTTACTTCAGGAATTAGTGGCGGTTCTAGTGGAGAAATTGAATTAACAATTTCAGCACATACTACGGTTTTAACATTTGCTACTGCTACTGCTACTAATTATGAAGATAATGATGCAGGTCAAGATGGTTTCTTTACTCTTAGTATAGCGGGAAGAGATGCAACTGAAACCGTAGCAGTTATTTTTAATGACGACGACCAAAGCCCAAAAAGTACAGGTGCAGATAGAGATATTACTGTTGATATTGATACAACAGGTTCAGATTTTGATGATGGTAATACTATCGCAGAAGCAGTTAGGGTTGCTTTAGCAAGTGAAGATTTAATTATTACAAGAGCCGCTAATCAACTAACAATTATAAACAGTATTGGTGGTTATGTAGCAGATACAACAGAAGATACTAATGGTGGAGTAACTGTAACTAGTAATAGTGCTGGTGGTGTAGTAACTGCGGCTACTATTAATAATGCGGGTACTGGCTTTAGTGGTAGTGGAACTAAAACAATTACTGCGGCAGGAGATGATATAGTTTTAGTTATTACAACGGCTACTGCTGGTAATCCAAGACTATTATCAGATACTTGGATTGGACTTGCAGATTCTATTACAGTACCTACTACAAGTGTAGAAATGAAACAATTAAATCTTGCTTCTGCTGGAACACGCAATTATATTTATCAATTTAAGGGTGCAGAATCTACCGATGGTGGAAGTATTAATTTGTTTGCTAATAACTTTTCATTCTTATACTACGCATTAGGTAAAAAGAGCATTGATTCAGTAACGACAGAACCATCAGTTACTTTGTCTAGTGAACATGCTACTAGTGGACTAAGCGGCACTAACTTTATTTTCGATGATACAAGTAGTGATACTACTGATAGATTTTATCGTGTAGAAGGTAATACAGTTTGTCCTCCTATTAGAAAGGGTATAGATGATACAACAGGTGGTAAAAAGGTTGGAACTGCCGCTACTGATTTTATTACATATACATATTCAGAAGAAAATGGTGAAGAATTGCCATCTTTTGCACTTGAATATACACTAAAGAAAGGCTCGCAATTAAGCACTATTGCTACTGATTCACCTTCTGAAGCAGTATATTCTAAGATATATCCGGGTTGTCAAGTTAATACACTAACAATTACCGCAGATGAAGGGCAGGAAATTAAAATGGATGTTTCACTAATGACTAAAACTACTGTTGTAGCACCTTCAAGTTACGATACATTTAATGGACAAACAGATGTACAAGAATTCGTTAACTATGGTTCAAGATATGGTGGTCTTACAGGTCAAGATGATGGTCTAATGACTCCATACTTCTTTAGTGATGGAACTATTGAAATGTTTGGTAATGAATATATTCGTATTCAGAACTGTACACTAACTATCAGTAATGGTCTACAAGACAAGAGATACATTGGGCGCACAAATAAAACAATTAAGACTATGGTAACAGGTCAAAGAACCTATGAGTTATCATTTACAGGCTATGTTACAGATGATGCAATTTTCGAGGCTCTTAGAAATGATACAGTTTATGGTCTACAATCTTCAGACGACCAAGATATTAAACTAAATTTCTACAAAGCAAATGGTGAACAGGTACAACTGCACTTTAGAAACTATGTGGTTAAAACTGCGGATTTCCCGCTTACAAATGATAATTCACCAATTAGCGTTTCATGGACTATTGAGCCATTGACTTTGGCTAAGGCAGAAGAAACTACTTATTGGATTATCCAAGGGTAATTATTATAACCCTAGCCAATAAGTTATACACATTCCTACATAGTAGGGAGGTACGAATATGCAGAAAAAAACAGTTAGTAATAAATCAGCCCTATTTGCAGTTAGCGAAAGCAAACTACATTATATTAGAGTAGCACCTGATAGCGATGAATATTTGAAAGTATGGATTAAGGAACCAACATTCCTACAATTAGAAAAAGCACAAGCCAAACTAATTAATCTAAACTCACGAACACAAGATATTTCCTTAGAAATGGACACTCTATTTCGCTATCTATGGGAGGCGTTTGTCGAGAAAACTGAACCATCATTGACTAGTATTGAAATACTTAAACTAAATCCTTATGTAGGCTCACAAATTAAAGAAATTCTACCGGACCCATTTGATATGCAAGCAGGGGATGAGAATTTAAAAGAAAGTTTGTAAAAGCCTTAAAAGGTGGAAAAATAAGCGACCCACGAATTGCTTCTAGGATAACTTTATATATCTTGGCAAAGGAACTACA